AGGTTATAGGTACATCTGTTGATGACGCAATTCCAAATTCTACTAAGAATTTTTTAATTGCAGATATAATAGCATTAGCTGCAGGTGGAGCTGAGTTGTGGACTACTAATATGAATGGCCTGAATCCTACAGATATAACTAATGATATTGGTATCGGTATGGTTCTGCCTTTATATCCTTTAGATCTATTGTCTACAGGTGTTAATTCAGCTAGATTCGATAGCAGTCAGCCTTCTAATTACATTTCTATACATACTTCTACAACAGGAAACAACGTCACTACTGATGGTTTGTTGATAGGAGTCGATACTAGTTCAGAAGCACGGGTATTAAATAAAGAGTCTGCTTCTTTACTGCTAGGCACTAGTAATACGACTAGGGTAGATATCGGTGCGACGGGTATTACTAAGTTAAGTTCTTATATTACACCTGTATTTCATACTGCTGCGACAGGTAGTTATGCTGCGTGGGATGCCACAGGTACTTTCATTCAAAAGACTGCTGCAGAAATGCAGAGTGAGTTAGGTATTGCGGGGGGTGATATGATCCTGGCAGCAGCTCAAACCAACTCGGGTATTAAGACCTTTCTTGATACCACAATGAAGCTAAGGAATGTTGCTAATACATTCGACGGGTATTTTGTAAATACTAATACGGCAGATCGTATTTATACGTTGCAGGATGCTGCAGGAACGTTAGCCTTTTTGTCTGATATTACAGATAGTATATACACTGGTTCGGGAACAGTACCCACTACTGTCACCGCTACAATTACTGATACACTTAATTTTACAGGAGGAATCGGAGTAGGCTTTGGTGTTGTCCCTACTGCTAGAGTTCATGTTAAGGGATCAGGAGCAACATCAGCAACCTTCGCAGCTAAATTTGAAAACTCTGCTGCAACATCTTTAATGGTAGTTCGAGATGATGGTAATGTAGGTATAGGTATTGATACACCAATTGCTCAGTTAGACATTAGGGGGACTCAGGCTCTTATGTTAAATATAAATAAGGCAAACGGTGTCCTTGTTCCGAGTGTAAGTACTGATTTTGCAATTCAAGACGGCGGGAGCAATGCTCAGATGGAACTTCTTGGCACAGGATTTAATAGGATTTCATTTTCTGATAATACTTCAAATAGGGGGTCAATTACCTACCAACATAGCACAGATTATTTAGAGTTTGCAGCAGGTGGAAGTAATAGGCGATTAGCTATAACCAATTTAGGTAAAATAATTTTAGACAATTATACCGTTGGAAATCAAATCTCAAATATTACGGATAATGTTTTATTTACCAATGATGCAGGAATTATACAAAAAGAGACACTACCTAACCTAGCTGCTGCTTTAGGAGCTAGCGGAGGTGGTTTATGGAGTACAAACGCAAATGGTATCCACGCAACTGACATAACTGATTTTGTAGGTGTAGGAATAAATCTACCTGTTACTAAATTACAAATAAGTGATACCAATAAAACTGCTTCGCATATTATCGGTACTACAAATGTAGTAGTTAATACGACTAATGTTCAAGGGGTTGATATAGGTGCTTCAATTGGTTTAGGTGGTTATATAGACGATGCTCAAAGTACTTTGAGAAATTTTGGTGTTATTTCTGGTAGAAAAACAAACTCAACATCGGGCAATGCAAGAGGTTATTTATCATTAGCTACATTACAAAACGGTAGTCTAGTCGAGACTATGAGATTAGATGACAATGGAAATGTAGGTATAGGAACTTCATCTCCTACCACACTTCTAAATATAAAAGGAGTAAATACAGGTACTACTAAATCATTCTTATTAGAAGATTCAGCAGGTACGGATAGATTATTTGTACAAAATGATGGTAAGGTATCTATAGGCATAACTACTCCTTTAGTTCCTTTACACGTAAATGGAGGGGCAAGACTAACTAATTTAACAGGTAATAGCGTATTCTCTTTAGAAAATAATACTGGTCTTTGGAGTTTGTATTCTTTAAATTCAACTAGTAATTTTGTTATTAGTCCAAGCGTAGATGGATTTGTATTTTTTAGAAATCAAGCATTGACTACAGTAATGTCTGTTGACACTGCTAATGAAAGAGTTGGTATTGGTACAGAAACACCTACAGCTAAATTAGAAATAGCAGGAACTACTTTAATAAATAATCAATCGGCAAGTGCTACACTACAAGTTCAAAACAATACTAATATTTGGAGTTTATACGGATTAAATTCTTCAAATAACTTTATAGTTAAACCTAGTACTAATGATGGGAATTTTATATTTAGAGATCAAGCAGGGTTAGATTTTTTAACTATAGATGCAGCAGCAACTGAATTAAAAGTTGAAGGAGCAGCTTTCGGTAATCCAAAGATTCGTATTTTTGAAACAGGGGATACTGAGTATACTTTAGAAGCAAGTGTTACTAATTTTAGTATTAAGCATGACGGTACAAAAGCAATCGATATATTAGATAATGGTAATATATATTTCTATGATTCTACAGGTGCAAGTCTTGACTTAAGGTGGGATGCTTCTACATCATTTTTAGCTGTAGGTAATACTACGCCAAATAGTAGGTTAGAAGTATTTGGATCTGTATCAAAAAGATTAGTGACTGTTATAACTACTTCATATTCTTTAGATGATGAACACACTATAATAGCAGATGATGATACAGCAGGATCTACAGTAACTTTAACGCTTCCTGCAGCATCAGGTATAGACGGCAGAATTTATGTAATTAAAAAAATAGGTACAACTGCAAATGTTGTTATCGACGGGAATGCTGCGGAAACAATAGATGGAGCTTTAACAGCGACATTGACTACTCAATATGAATCAATAACAATCCAATGTGACGGAACATCATGGTGGATAATATAAAATAATATGTCATACAGTCCTTATACAGATTACAAAGTACAACACGCAATTGATGTGGTATTTGCTACATACGGAGATGTTATATCAGTCAAAGATAAAAACAAAGATCTTCGTAAGTGGGGTCGTAATGAAAACGTTGGCACAACAAAAGCCACTATAATGACTTTACCTCCGGGTATCTTAACGGAGTCATTACCTGCAACTAACTTAATAACGACGATGGTATCTTCATCAGCTTCTGATACACAGAATTTATTGTTTTATGAGGGGCATACTATCTCAGGAAGTAATTTAACTTTTGTGAAAGAGTCTACTGTTAACGCTTTAACAGGGCAGACAGGTAAGGCACTTACTACTGCTGTGGGTAGACTAACTAGAGCGAGACTTTCTTCACCTGCGGTAGGAACAATTTATTTCTATAGAGGTGGAACCGTAACAGGCGGTGTACCAGACACTGCAGCTAATGTGCATATGATGATAAACCCTGGCGAAATACAAAGCCAAAAGGCATCTGCATCATTATCTCAAAGTGATTACTATATAATCACAGGAGCAACTGCATCAATATTAGAAAAAACAGCTTCTTATGCACAGGTTAGAATAGAAACGAAGTTAGTTAGTGAAACTGAATTTTATCCGATTACAGAATGGATTGGAGTTAGCGATGGTTCAGGAAGCATTAATATGCTACATTCTGCAGACCCTTATCTTATTATACCAAAAAATAGTGACGTAAGAATAGTAGCTATCGCGAGTGGAGCTAGTATAGATGTATCCGCAGGAATGACAGGGTACTTAGCATCAGTAATTACACCTTAAAAAAAATAAAAATTATGGCAAAGAAGCAAAATTACAAAAGATCCCCAGGCACTATTGAAATTACTTATGATCAAGTAAATACAATAGTTCGGTCAAGCGATCAGGTTGAACGTGAAATTAATAGTATTGATCAGGAGATTCAAAGAATGACAGACCTGAAAGCTGAACTACAGATAGAGTTAGATGCTATTAAAGTATTAGAACCTTCAAACGTAAAAGAGATTAAGTTAATTATTAATATGCTAGACAGTAGGAATACTAGAGAGCGAATAGAAGCGGTACTTAGTGAAGAACCATATAAATTAAATAGCCCTACTATCGATGATGTTTACGCTCAGGCTTTAGCTATTTTAGCAGAACCAAAATAATAAAATTATGGCTAAGATTAGTACATATGGTTTAGATAATAATATCAGTCCTTTGGATAAAGTGATAGGTACTGATAAGAATAACAGCAACCTAACGAAGAATTTTCAGATCTCTGACATTATAGCTTTAGCAGGAGGACCTGTCTTAGCTCAGTTTGATGTGGAGTATGAGATAGTTATTCCTGAGATAACGCAGTTGGTTGATATATCTATTTGGGTTGATGAGAATCAAACTATAAACGTAGGTGATACTAATGGCAGCTCGGAGTATTTAAGTGTGGCTATGGTAGTTGGAACGCCTGAGATATTAGGTATGGGATTATTTTCTATAGCAGGACAATCTATTTGGGTAACAGGTGGTAATGGTATAAATATAAAATATAACTATTTATGAGAAAAATAATATTAGTATTTAGTTTTTTACTTTTTGTAATTGGACTAAGTGCGCAGAAGACTGTACGTGCTAAGAACGTAATAGTAAGTGATGACATGCAGATGGAGGCTTTTTCCTCAGATACGTTTGCATTAATGTATCCAAATTTTAACGGTACTTTCCGATTAATAGGTAAGACAGCAATAGCCGATAGTTTAAATGTGGGATCTCCTACAGTAAACTTAACACCAATCGGATTCACGCCAACGCCAACGGGCAACGGTTCAGACTTGGTTTCTTTTGTTGAAGACCCGAATAATAAGATATATTATATTGATGATGATGGTAATTCTTTTTTGATTCGTGATAGTGTTTATATAAGTAACGATACTTTATTTTGGAATGATTATAATATAGTGCTACCTAGTGGTGTGACAGATCACGGAGCATTAACAGGACTGTCAGACGATGACCACACAATATATAATTTATTAGCAGGAAGATCGGGCGGGCAAACCATAATCGGAGGTACGGGAACTACAGACGATTTAATATTACAAGCGACAAGCGGTGTAGGGGCTAGTGGTTCTGATATATTGTTAAAAACTGGTAATAATGGCGCAATTACTGGACTAGCCGTGGATTATTTGGGAAGGGTGGGGATCGGTACGGAAACGCCAACAGTAATGTTACAGGTAGGTTTAAGCGGCACTCCAGATAATGAAAATGTTTTAAAAATAAACGGAAGAAGTCAATTTGCAGGAGACGTTGTTTATGGGGGTGCAAGTGTGGGATATTTACAATCGGGGGCGGTCACTTTTTTTGCTGCAAATTTCTCTACAGTTATGGCTATTGATGCTAGCACCGCCAAGGTTGGCATAGGTACAGGGAGTCCTACCGAAAAACTAGACATAAACAGCGACGCAATAAGAATAAGAACAGCACAGACTCCTGCAAGTGCAGGTGCTACAGGTACAACAGGTATGATTTGTTGGGATGCAGACTATATTTATATATGTGTAGCTACCGATACATGGAAACGAGTAGCAATAGCAACATGGTAGCAGCAATAATAACACTTCTTTTTATATATTAGGTGGTAGGAAACCAAATTAAAAATTTAATAAAATGATATGGAAATACGTAAAATATCTATCGGAGCTGATTATAAGTCAGGCGCAATGCACTACATCGTGGGGCAGGAGGTGTTGAATGGATCCTATAAGATTCACCTAATTAAATATAGTAAGGAGGGTGACTCTTACATAGTCTACATAGAGGATGAAACAGAGGCTATACTGCAGTGGAAGGAGTTCAACTGTACTATGCCTATATCTATTGAGTACAATATAAACATATAATAAGTGGAGGAACTAAAGGAAGAGCTTCTATCATTAGAGGCCAAAAAAAAAACGGAAACAGATTTCGAAAAAAAGTTAGAGTATGCAGATCGCATACATAATATAAAGATGCAGATAGATGGTATAAAACCAATGGATAGTAGTATTGACTGTATTGGATGTTCAGGGTAAAAACAGTAAAATCAAATATGATACATAATATAAGATCTCCATACGACTTCATAGCACGACCTGTAGGTGGGAAGCGATACAACAACACAAAAGAGATGAGTGGTGTAGATGTTATCGTGAGTACATCTGAGGAAGATCATCGATTTGCGAATCGCGAAGCGAAGGTGTTTAAGACTCCGATAGGTTATAGAGGACCAATATCTGAGGGGGATATATTACTCTGTCATCATAATACGTTTAAAATTTATAATGACGTAAAGGGAAGAAGGAAGAGTGGAAGAAGTTTTTTTCAGGATGATCTTTTCTTTATAGAGAATGATCAGTTCTTTATGTATAAGAAGGACGGGGTTTGGAATGCACACAGTAAGTACTGCTTTGTTCGACCTGTTCCTTTGGAGGAATCGTATATACATAAGAACTCAAAGTATGAGCCGTTGATAGGAGAGATGGTATACCCTAATGAATACTTAAAATCAAAAGGAGTAAAGAGTGGTGATCGTGTTGTATTTAAACCTGACAGTGAGTATGAGTTTACTGTAGACGGTGAGGTGTTGTATCGAATGTTTGATCATCAGATAACAGTAGTGTTATGACATTAGAGGAAAGAAAGTATAAAATAATTGAGGCAGGAGAGAAGGCAGTTGATCAACTAATAGAAGTGGCTAAGGAAAGGATAATAGGAACGGGAGATGAGACTGACTTAACAGCAGACAAACTAAAGAACGCTGCAGCTACAAAGAAGTTAGCGATCTTTGATGCGTTTGAAATACTTAATCGAATAGAAGAGGAAAGAAAGTTATTAGAAATAGATCCTTCTGACAATGGGGCAAAACAAAAATTAGGATTTGCAGAACGATATTCAAAATAAACTCTATAAGGTATTAGATAACTACATACCACCTGATGTCTTCAAAAGGAAGAATCGGTATAAGACGTGGGAGTACGGATACAATGAAAAGTATAACGTTGTAGTAATAAGTAAGACGGGTGAGATAGGAGAGGTGTATGATATCGATGGTCTAATAGTTGCGCTGCCTGCAATCCCTGATGACATACATAAGAGAAGTGATAAGCGTGAGGAACAGTATTGGGAGAGGAAAGAGTTACCTAAGTCTCTATCAAAGTTTAGTACTATATTTCAGTGGAACAAAATGCCTGATCACTTTAAGAATCAGCACATTGATTATATAGAGAATGAGTTTAAGTTACGTGACGAAGGGTATTGGTTCTTAAACAACGGGATACCAACCTATATGACAGGTGGGCATTACATGTATCTGCAGTGGTCTAAGATCGACGTTGGTTATCCTGACTACCGTGAAGCTAATAGAATATTATTTATTCATTGGGAGGCATGTAGAGCAGACAGTAGATCTTTCGGTCAGTGCTATTTAAAGATTCGTAGATCGGGATTCTCTTTCATGGGATCATCTGAGTGCGTTAATATATCTACGATTGCCAAAAGAGCTAGGATTGGTATACTGTCAAAGACAGGTCCTGATGCAAAAAAAATGTTTGTAGATAAGGTTGTTCCTATAAACTCAAAGTTACCTTTCTTTTTTCGTCCGATCATGAGTGGTATGGATAAACCAAAGACTGAACTATCGTATCAGGTTCCTGCAGGGAAGATCACTAAGAACAACATGCACGATGAGGTTGACGAATTTTTAGATGAAGGATTGGATACCACTATAGATTGGAAGAATACAGATGATAACGCTTATGATGGTGAGAAGTTATTATTTTTGGTACATGACGAAAGCGGAAAATATCTTAAACCAAATAATATCCTTAATAGTTGGAGAGTTCAGAAGACATGTCTTAGGTTAGGTAAGAAGATCACAGGTAAGTGTATGATGGGTTCTACGGTAAATGCTTTAGCTAAAGGTGGTGGTAACTTTAAAAAGTTATATGAGGATTCTAGGGTTAGTACACGTAGTAGGAACGGAAGAACTAAGAGCGGATTATATTCTTTGTTTATTCCGATGGAACAAAACATGGAGGGATTCATTGATCGGTATGGTATGCCTGTTTTACATACTCCTGAGAAACCTATATTAGGTATCGACGGAGAAATGATTGCTCAGGGTGCTATTGACTTTTGGGAAGCAGAGAGAGACAGTTTAAAAGGAGATGCAGATGCATTGAATGAATTTTTCCGACAGTTTCCCCGTACAGAATCACATGCATTTAGAGATGAAAGTAAGTCATCTTTATTTAATTTGACTAAACTTTATCAGCAAATTGATTACAACGACTCTGTTATAACAGAGCAGTATGTAACACGGGGATCATTTCATTGGGAGAATGGTATAAAAGATACTAAGGTTATTTGGACACCAAACCCTGAGGGAAGATTTTATGTGTCATGGCTACCACGAAAAGGAATGCAAAATAAGATGTCTGTGATTCGTGGATTAAAACATCCTGGCAACGAACACGTAGGAGCATTTGGTTGTGACTCTTATGATATCTCAGGAGTAGTTGGCGGTGGAGGATCTAACGGTTCATTGCATGGTATAACAACATTCAATATGGAGGATGCACCTTCAAATGAGTTCTTTTTAGAATATATTTCTAGACCTCAAACAGCAGAGATATTTTTCGAAGAGGTACTTATGGCCTGTGTATTCTACGGAATGCCGATCTTAGTAGAGAATAATAAGCCACGGCTACTATACCACTTTAAGAACAGAGGGTATAGGCACTACTGTTTAAATAGACCTGATAAGGCATACAACAAACTATCGAAGACAGAGAGAGAGTTAGGGGGGATACCAAATAGTAGTGAGGATGTAAAGCAGGCACATGCTGCAGCAATAGAGAGTTATATAGAGAAGTATGTAGGGTATGATATGGAAGAGATATTTAGAGATGCAGATGAGATAGGCACGATGCCTTTTAATAGAACGCTAATAGATTGGGCAAAGTTTGACATAAGTAACAGAACGAAGCATGATGCATCTATTAGTTCAGGGTTGGCACGAATGGCTGTCCAAAGACACTTATATCAGCCTCAGCAGAAAGAGTCGAAAATAAGTGTTAAATTTGTAAAATATGACAACAGAGGAATGTATAGTGAAATAATTAAATAAATAATATATGGCATATTTATACAGGCATATTAGAGAAGATCTTAACGTTCCATTTTATGTCGGGATAGGATCAGGCACTACGGGAAAATATAAACGGGCGCACTCTGATAAAGATAGAAATAAGTGGTGGAGTAATATAACTGCAAAAACTGATTACAGAGTTGAGATAAT